GGTCTTTTTGCGTCGATCACGGCCCGCGGGGCAACACCGAAAACGCCTGTTCCTTATATATAGAGCCAGAAATAAAAAAATATTTTTAGGCGAAAATGGCCGTAACCGGTGTAACCGTGTAACTTTGGGCAAAAAGTCTTTTATATATATAGACTTACAAGTTTCATAAACTAGAAATCAAAAACGTAACGTAACCAGAGTTTGTGTAACCAGTAAGGGGCAGAAGTGCGTTAAGGGGGTCGCGGAGAATTTTTTCTAAAAAATATTTTCTGGCTCTATATAAACAAAAGGGCTAGTTTGTGGCAGACTACCGCTTATTAACTGGAGTATGCTATGGCCCGTAGAAAAGACATGACCACCTCGAAATCCGTGCCTGTCGCGGTAAAGAAAAAGCCGGGACGGCCAAGAGCAACAAAAGCCCAGCCTTTGACCCGCAGACAAGAGCTGTTTGTAAAAGAGCTGGTTTCAAAGGACGGCCAGATCACCATGCGGGAGGCCGCCATCAACGCGGGCTATCCTGCCGGGTCCGCCCATACTCGGGCATATGAGCTGACCAACCCACACATAAGCCCGCATGTTGTTGCAGCCATCCAAGCTTATCGGGCCGAGCTGGACGAAAAGTTTGGCGTGACCTACCAACGACACCTGCGAGATTTGCAGACCATCCGTGATATGGCTTTGCAGAACGGCGCATATTCAGCAGCAGTCCAAGCTGAATATCGACGGGGGCAAGCGCAGGGCGACATCTATGTAAGCAAATCAGAAATCCGCCACGGCAGCATCGACAGTATGAGCAAGGACGATGTGCTAAAGGCCCTTGAAGAGATAAAAAACCAATATGCCCCGATCACTATCGACGTTACTCCCGAAAGACAAAGCAATTCCAGCAACCGCGACAAAGCGAGAGTCAGACTTTTGGCGAATGATGAAGACGGCGCTGACGAAGAGTTCGCGGAAGATTACAGCGACGAGGCTTGAAACGTGGGCGATGCCCGGTGTGCCGGACGTACTGCTTTGTGACGAAGACGGAGACTTTCACTTTGTGGAGCTGAAGGCGACAGGCGGCAAAGCTGTCGAGCTGCGCCCCCACCAAGTCGCGTGGCTTTCCAATCATGCACATGCAAGCGTCTGGGTTTTGGTGCTGAAAAAGAAAACTAAGACCCTTCCGCAGCGTGTGCTTTTGTACCCCGGCAGCGCCGCAATGGACCTGAAGCTAGAAGGCATGGCGGTGGAACCGCTGTTCGAGTGCGAGGGCGATCCAGACTGGAAAACAATTTTGGGCTTGATTAGTCCCAGATAATCGCATAATATCTTATAGTCTCTTTAACTACGGAGGATATGAGATGAAATTTGTAAACAAGTGGGCAACCCTGACGACCGAAGAGCTGGAAAAAATCTTGGACGAAGCGTTTAAAGCTGTGGCCGAGCGGACTGTGCGTGAGCGGGAGGGCCAAGCTAATGACCTATGATGATAGACACGGCGGACCATATGACCGAGGCGGCGCAGACTATTGGTATGGCCGACCGTTTGAGCCGCATTATTTTGTGAAAGACACATATACTAGCGACAAGATCGAGCTGGCCGATATGACGCCCGATGAGATCACCGCCTATTCTGCGGGCTATCGTGACGCTGAAGAGCGCGGGGATCAAAAAGACTGGGGGGACGCGTCATGATGATATTCGCAAAACTTTGGGCATATCTAAAACATGGCCCCGAAAAAGTCCGCGAATGGGAAGAGAAACAAAAGCGCGGGCGACCGATGAAACGACCGCAGCAACGCGTCCGACGCAGGCGGAAATAACTTTTTGAAAAATTGCCCGGTTGACGCCGGGCTTTTTTGTGTCGTATAGTATGCGATAAGTCTTATACCTACGGAGGGCAAACCATGTTGAAGACTGTTGAAATGAGCCGGGCAACCAAAACCAAGGGCGTCGCGGTAACTTATCGAGCGGGCAGCGGCGAGAAATACGCAACCTGCCCAGCCGATTGCAAAATGAATTGCAGCGGCAAAGGTGCGCAGAAACTGGACGCGGAATATTTGGACGCATTGCTGGACGCTGTGCCGCGCAAAGGAGTGTCGTTTACCTATTCGCATTTTGATCCGCTGGTTTATGGCTGGGGCAAAAAGTTGAAAGAGGGCAAGACCGTCATAAACTTTTCGACCGAGAGCCCAGCCGCCGCAGCCGCGTCGATTTATAACGGGGTGCCGTCGGTCGTCGTATTGCGCGAAGATTATTGGCAGGGCAGCAAAACGCAGTCGGCCCCGTTTGATGTGAAAATCGTGCGGTGTCCGGCGGAATATCGCGAGGGGTTTTCCTGCCGCGATTGTGGCAACGGTGTGCCGCTTTGTGCCCGGCTGGATCGTGATTACATTATCGGATTTACAGCGCACGGGCCCAGCAAGAAAAAAGCCGCCGACCCGACGACCCGCGGGGGATGCTATGCCGACGCGGGCAATTGCCGGATTTGGTGGGACGACACCGCGAACGGGGAACAGTGCGAAACCGACGCGGAAAAGGTGCGACGGTTTGCGAAGTCGCTGCCGCCCCGGTCGATTGTCCGGCACCATGTAGCGGGGGACATCGGCGCGGAATAACTTTTTTAAAAATAAGCTTGCAAGCTATGCGAACTTATGCGACATTATGGGGGCAGGCCGGGCAATGGCCTGCTCTTTTCAACTTTAACGGAGTGTAAAATCATGACTTATCAAACCAACGCAATCGCGCACGGCATCGGCAATTCGGCAGTTTCTTCGCAATGGTACAGCCGCCCAGACGATCAAAAGTTTTTGTCGCTGGACGACATGCTGGCCTTTAAGAAAATCGACGCCCAGCGCATGACATCCCGCACCGTCGACACGCACAAAATGCGGATCGTCGGGGAAGTCGACGAAAACCGCCCCAGCGTCGGCGAAATCTTTGTGGAGTACAACGACGACAACGGGCGCGAGCATTTGAACACCCCCACCAATTGGAGTTTTGGCCAGCTTGCCCAGCTTGCCGGGGCACCGTCGGGCTATCTGAAAGACTTGCCCGCACCGCTTGCGGCGGACTGTATCCAATGGGGTTTGCGCTATAACCGGGGCCGCGAACTGGTCAAGGTATACGGCCACCAAACGGACGGCGGCGAACTGCGGGCAGCAACTGGCCCGGATTATGGCCGGATTTTCGACTGGGAAATTTTGGAGCCGATTAAAAACCTCGTGGATGCATCCGGCGGACGCTGGAAAGTGCCCGGCATGATGGTCGGCACAAATAACGGCCTTGCGGTTTACGATCCCGAAATCCCCGTGAGCATGGAAACGACAACCCTTTTCGCATCGGATCGGGACGTTTTCGTTTTCTTGGTGGACGACCGCAACCCCATTGAAGTCGGCAAGCTTGCGAACGGCGAGCCCGATTTGATGTTCCGCGGGTTTTACGCTTGGAACAGTGAAACCGGCAGCAAGACGGCAGGCATTGCGGCGATGTATCTGCGCGGGGTTTGCATGAACCGCAATTTATGGGGCGTGGAAAACTTCCAAGAAATTAAAATCCGGCACACTAAATTCGCGCCGGATCGTTTCGCCATGGAAGCGCGCCCGGCTTTGCAATCGTTCGCGCAGGGATCGACCGCGACGTTTTTGGAGGGGGTGCAAGCGGCCAAGGCGGCCAAGGTGGCACGGGACGACGACGACCGGCTGGACTTTTTGACCAAGCGGGCGGGATTGTCTGGACGCATGGCCAAGGCCGCAGCGGCTCGCCATATCCAAGAAGAGGGCCGCCCCGTTGAAACCGTTTGGGATGCAGCGCAGGCGATAACCGCAATCGCCCGGGACATCCCCCACCAAGACGCCCGCATTGAGATAGAACGCAAGGCGGGGGCATTGCTGGACAAAGTCGCAGCATAAAACCCAGCGCCGCGACGTCGCAGAACTGGCCGCCTTCGGGCGGCCTTTTTTGTGGGCTTTACTTTTTAGAAAGTTATCGCATATAATCGCAGACACCGGGCGGGCAAGCCCGGCAACTTGAAACCTACGGAGGCCAACATGGCAAACATTCACACTTTAAACATTCGCCCCAGCGACTTTGTTCTGGACCGTGTCTTAAACCCTGCCGCGGATCGTCGCATCGGATCGGCCCGGCCCGGTGACATCATCGAAGCTTGCGGGATCATCCCCGACTTTTTTTGTGCGGCCTGCATCATGGCCAGCAACAGCGGCGAGCCGGTGACGCTGGACGCCATCGCGGACGGCATGGACGCCGAATATCAAATGGGCGGCTTTTGCTACCCCTTCGGCGGATCGGTCGACGTCGACGGGACATATCGCAGCGAATTCGCGGACGATCCAGACATGGCCCCGCTGGCCCGCTTTGGATTTGACGGGCGCTTTTTCTGCTATGTTTACGACTACGGGATAACCGCGATCCGCGACGGGCTGGACGGTCCCGCCAAGATTGCCCGCTTTGACTAAGGGCAGCGCATCGCAGCAACTGGGCCGCCTTCGGGCGGCCTTTTTTATGTCTGGTGATTAACAGTTAAACAAGGCGGGCCAAGGGCCGCGCCCCCATGGCAAAACCTACGGGCCGCGCCCCGCGCACCCCCAGCCGGTGCCGGTTATCGCTGGCCGGTGGCAGTTATCCGCCCGCCGCGCTGCATGGATCGAGCAGCCCAG